ATCGATTTGTTATCAATCACTTCTTTACCATATTGTCTTTGTAATTGTCTTTGTAGAACATCAGGAACATTTGCTTGGGCGTAGGTATTAAATCCAGGAACAAAACTCATAGCATTAATTACATTTGGTTGAATTGCCACTTGGCTTTCAAATGTCTTAGCAGATTCTACTCTACTCATTTCTTGCTTTGCTTTTTCATTTGATGCTTGTTTCATTTCATTATGAGATTTACCTTCATTAGTTCCAGATTTTTGTTCTCCTCGCTCTGCTCTTGGTTCTGTTCTGGATTCCTGTTTAGGTTCTGCTCTTGCTGTTTGTTGAGATTGTCTATCTGATGTTGCAGTTTTAGTTTCTGTTTTTCTTGTATCATTCTGCGAAGTTTGAGAACTCGTCTGAGTATTAACATTTTGATTACCACCACTTGGTTGTGTTAATTGAACAGGTGAAGTTGCATCTTGAGTAACTGTTGTTTTATTTTCAATAGCGCTGTCAACTGCACTATCTCCTGTTTTTGAAACTTCTGTCTTTACTTTACCATCATTAGAAACTGTCGTAGTTGGTTCTGTTTTTGATGGCTGGCTTGTTGTTTGTGTATTACCTGTAGTATTGCTCAATAAATTTTTCTTAGCATACGCTTCTGCATATCCTGGACACGATTGAGAATATAAAGGATCTAATGTGCATTGTTGCGTTAAGTATGCCGATTGATAACCAGCGCATGACTGAGAATACAATGGATTAATATTACATTGCGCTTGAGTATATCCAGGACATGCTGGGTCAAATAATGGATTTAGTGTGCATTGTTGTGTTTGATATGCAGCTGCATAGCCAGCACATGACTGACTTGATAATGGATTTGATATGCATGGGTCTGGTGTATAGACAGCACTACTCCACATATTGTTTATGGTTGCTGTTCCTAAAGTCCATTCTGACATAGCAAATGCACCAAGAGATGATATTGGTAAAGAAGAACTTAATCTGTAATTATTTGTGTAGTTACCACTAACTCCATTGTTACCACCATTATGTGTTGTAGTGTCAGAGTATATGGTAGCATTGTTGCTATCTGTAATAACAGTAGCTACACCAGCATCAGAGTAGTTCCATCCTGTTAGACATAATCCAAATAAATCAAACATTGCGCATTGTCTTCCTGGAACATTATACGAATAGCCATAATCAAATCCGTGGATAGTAGCACCAGCACCAGCAAAAGATAAAGCAGACGCTATTGCATACGCTTGTGTTCCTGATGTTCCTGAAAGTAAATTCCCACTTATTATTGCATTATATCCAGGACATGAAGGTGAGTAGCCTGGATTAGCAATACATGGATCTACTGTATACTGTAAACTCAATGATGGATTACGAACTTGTGGTCCATAATATCCTGCCCAAAATTTAGCATCTTTACCTGTAAATGATAGTTCTAAATTAGATAAATTTGATAATGGATAATTTTGAGGAAACCACTCAGTGCCAGAATAATTTATAAATCCACCTGATTGTTGTGGGTAGTTATAATTATATGTTTGAAGAGCATTCCCCGCAGAATCTTTTAATATAACTTTACCTGTTAATGTTCCATACTGCCCAGTTGCTAGATCATTGTTAATATTCCAAGAGTAATTATATCCACCGACTTGTATTCCTGTTCCAGACAATGCTTGATTGATGGCAATTGTTTGTGTAGCAGTAGCCGTCATATAACCAAAAATTATAGTGTTAGTTCCAGGATTAAATGCTGGTGTGGTGCCACCAGAGAATCCACCATTTTGACCTTGAACAGTTCCTACCCAAGAATTTACTGTTGGGTTTAATAAGTCAGGCGATGCTGTGTATGATGAAATAGGAGATTGTTGAGCAAACACACCACTACTAATTAATAATAATGTCAGTAAATATTTTTTCATAATTTATTTTTTTGTTGTGAATCTTTTATTGTATCTTGCATCTCTTTTGGCACAGGTTGAAAGTTAGTCCCTACTGCAAGAATACAATACAACTCTTCACTTTTTCTTTGAGTGATAGTAAAGGTTCCTGTTTTACCATTGGCAAAGATAACTACAGGAAAAGAACTTCCATCTACTAAAGAGTTACCAAGTCCACGAACAAGTGGTAACTCTTCATACTCATCAAGTGTTTTTGCTAAGTCACTTATAGTAATACAAACTGTAGGTAAAGAATCTACTACATTTGCAAAAGCAAAAGTCGGAATCAATAAACATGATATTAAAAATATTTTCACTTGCAACCTAGTCTTGCTCTAACTACATCATCATTTCCAGCATAACTACATGAGTTTTCATTTTTCTTAGATTCATCTTTTTTAGCATCAACTTTTTCTGGTTGTTTCTTTGGTGCTTGTAAACCATAAAAACCTATATCAGATTTTGGACCTGCTGTAATTCCTCTAAGATCCCATTCTGCTCTTGCTTCCTGGCCAATCTTACCCTCTATTGGACATGGAGTTCCTGCAGCTATCATAGCTGTAAAAATACGCTCATCTTGGCATAGAGTTGCTACTGCAGCTACTTTCATGCCCATATCATATAGATTTTTTGCTAGTTTGATTCTTTCGCAATTCATATCTCTCATTGTACCACCCATGGAGATACCAAGAATCTGCGTTTGTACTGCGCCTGACGCTGCAACAGCGCAGACATCGTTATTGATGGTTGTGATTGCTGGAGCCACAGCTGTTGGAGGTGGCGATTTTACTGTTGTTTCTGTAGTGCTGCGGGAGGTCGAATCAGTGACAATGGGTTGAGCCATTGCAGGGGATATAAACATGACAAAAAGCACCCCAGAGAGTACCTTTTTAGTCATTTAAAAATACCTTTTTAAAATAGAATGGGACATTATTGCCCCACTTCTTATTTAGGAATTTTCAGGTTTATTTGGCTTATGAAGTCTTGTTTTTTGCAAACTATCTATTTCTTGTTCTATAGAATTAACACCTGGAGAAGATGAAAATATGTCTTGAACTTTACTTAGAAAAGATTTTGTTTTTGGTGGTGGTGCTTCTATTTCAGAAAGATATCTACCAACTTCTTTCTTAACTGAATTTCTTTGATAAAGATTAGGTTCCCAATCTTTAGATTCATCTACTCTGATCTCAGGTAATTCTTCGTCAGATTGTATATTTTCTGTTGTTTTAGATATGTCTTCTTTTTCTGATATTTTAATCTCATCTGCGATTACTACATTTTTAAATTCTGAAGAATCATTTTGTATATTTTCTATACTGGTTTGAGGTTTTTCCTTGATAAAAATCTCAAGTGGATTGAATTTACCAGACTGTCCATCGTGTTTTAGTTGCCAGTTTGCAGCAACTAACATTAAAACAGCTAATGGATCAAATACTAAAACAATCATGATAATAACCCAGCGAACAGATTTTTCTAAAACATCCTCTTCTGGGTTATCACCATAAATTAATGCAGCAATATATTTGATTGGTCCTACTTCTGCTTCGACCTTACGGACTTCACTGGCGATGGGGGCACGCTCTTCTTGGAGTTTTGAGATCTTGGTTTGCGCTGCACCGATTTCGTTGAGGAGTTTTGTTCGCTCTCCTTGCTGTCCTCTGCGGATGGCAATGGATCGTTCTGCTCCTTTGGAGTCGTCTGTTCTTGCGATGGTTTGATCAACTTGAGAATCCAGTTGAGAAATTGCTTTACGTGCTGCATTTATATTCTCCTTTTCTGTTTTAATTTTCTCGTCAATAAGTGATAATTTAGCCTGCACATCTCCAGTAGGAATTGCTTGGTCTAAGTGTGCCTTTGATAGAAAACCGAAAATACCCATGGAAGTCAACATCATTAAAACGACTAGGGCTACGATAAAATAAGACTTCATCAAAACAGGAATCTCTTTCCAAGTTCGATAAAGCCAAGATGCAACAACGAGTTTCGATGCTTCTAGCAAAGAACCCATTATGGCAATTGGTATTACGGCTGCAGCAAAAATTGCTACCAAACCCATTACTGCATAGTAAGCAGCAACAGCAGATAGGGAAAGCGCAACCGCAAATAATAGATATGTCATTTTTTAACGTGTGTCCTGTGTACTCTGACTTGGATCTGACCATTATACCACTGGTCAGGGTTTTCCAAGACTTCGTTTAGAAACTGTTCTTTTGCCTCAAAGTAAGAAGCACTACCTTTATTTAGGCAGAAATGAATTATCTCTCGTTTAAAATTTTCCTGTCCTAATTCATTAACATCTTTTTTAACTTCTTCAGAAGATGACCAGTAATCTCTCCAGTCAGACTCATACTTAACTTTTTTTCTTTTACCTTTTTTAACAGTAGTTTTTGTAAACTCTGTTAACTTTTTACCAATATATTTTTTTCCAGTTTTTAAGTTTGTTATTAGATATACAAACGCTTTGTATTTTGGTTCTATCTCCTCAATAATACTATCT